ATCTGCAGGAAATATAAACTCACCTTCACTTACTTGTGCAGGTATGTCATCTCTAACTTCTTCACGAGTGCTTCCCATTGGAACTTCGTTACCAGATACTTCATCTAACATACCACCTTCTTGATTAAGGCCACCGTCTTCAAACATATCCATTTGACGTTGCATATTATCCATTCTTCAGTACCTCATCTCTAAGCATAAGTAGTCTACGTAATTGATACAAAGCACCTTGCGCCCTGTATAACACTGTAATATTATCTGTTTGTTCCATTATACGTTGTTGTTGATTAATAAGTTCTTTAAGGTAGTTATTGAACTGGTCCCACTGGGGCTGGCTGTTCACTAACGCCTTGAGCTTGTTGAGGTGTTCCCTGTCCTGCATTACCACTAAATCCCTGTTCTCCCGGTACTGGTATCTGTCCTGTACCTATTGTTCCACCACCTGCGCCTGTAGGGTCTGCTGGGTTTGCACCTGCAACAGGTTGCCCTTCAGCGGCTGGTTGTTGAAAGCCTTTCATAAGCTCTGCTTGTACTGCTGCTTCATCCATATTGTTAGTTACTTTATCTGGATCAAGGTCAAGAGACTTTGCAATTTCACGAATAACATACTGAAACTTGGCAAACGGTGCAAGCACTGGGTTTGCTGCGATCTGCATAAACTGCATCAGTCTTTGGCTACGTACTTCATTAGCCATTAAACTTTCTGTACCACGTGCTTTAACTTCTAAGTCACCACGTATAGCTGGGTCAAAGTCAAACTGCATATTAAATCTAAACAAACCTTCACCTAGTGGCCTAAGTAAATAGTCATCTACGTTTTTAATTACGTTTTTAATGCCACCCTGTGCAGCACCCATAAGCATACTAATACCGGAAGCTGTACGTCCTACACCAGACACACCTGTTTGACCATGTGCAAATGATGGGAACCCAGTGGACTCATCCGCTAGTACTCGTGCCTTATCAAATAACTGTAAGTTTTCTTGTGAGACATTAGGGAACTTAGTGCCAAAGATAGCTTGTCCGGGTGCGCCACCTTGTCTACGAAAGACTTTGCCCGGATACACAGATAAGTCTTGTCCCGGTACTAGGTTAGTTTCATCTACCTCAATAAGAAGGTTACCAGATAATACAGCATTGTCAACAGCCATTCTCATAAAACCATTCATAAGAGTTTGTGTGTCATCCATATTCTCTGCAATACCTACCCCAAAGAAAGAGTAAGGGTTTAATTCATACGGTGCCGCCATGAAAGGTATCTTGGCAGGTTTGAATGGATTAAGAACCATGCGAAGTAGTTTACCATTACATATCCATATATTAGCTTGTAACTCATCTACACTAGATAGTTCATCAGGTATATCTACACCTTGATCTAACAACATTTCAGTATCGCACATACCCCAGTACTCTAGGACTTCATAACGATTTACACCGTAGTCAGGCACGTAATCTGATAAATCATCTTCCCAATATTCTTTATTGTAGTTCTCACCTATTTGTACAGCTTCTTCAATTACTGTAGGACGAAAGTGTGGTCTACGTTTTAATCCACGTAACTGTGTACGTGACATCTTATGTCTTTCAATAGCAAACTGAGCTTCGTCCATATTAGTTGCATCTGGATCAGGATAAAAATTCCACACAGATACATGAGATACTTGAGGAATAGTTTTCATAATAGGTGAGTATTCACCATCATCTCCCCAATTAGGATACTCTTTATCTACAGCAAATGGACCTTTCATTACGCCAGTACCAAACAGTGCCATTTCAAAGGCTGTACTACGTAAGTGTTTACTTGCACTAGATTCTTCTAGCTGGTCATGTATTTTCTTTTGCATTGTCTTAGCAGCTATCATAGCTGGACTAAATGTAATTGCAGTAGGAGTTTTACCTACACCACTACGTAAACCGTCAATGTCTTTTAATTTATCTTCTAAGGGGCCAAGGCTTTCCATTAAAGTTTTAGCAGTAGCACCTGCAGGTAATTCTTTACCGTCACCAATAAACCCATAAGGATTTACTTCTTCTTGAGTATCAGAGTTCTTTAATTGATCTGGTTCTTTAGGATCAAAGTTTACATTTGCAACTACACCATCAGGAAGTTCTGTTGGGTCTACAGTTAAAGGAAACTTTTGACTTGCAAATAGTACATCAACAATTTGACCATAGGCAGCAAGTGTTTTTGTTTTGGTTACTTTAATAAATACCCTAGACTTTTCTGCTTCAGTAAATTGCACATCAGGACCATACAAACCACGATAGTTTCTATAAGCACGTAGCCAGCGTTGTTCGTCTTGCTGTCTATGATCTTCCGCACGACTATACCGATCCATAATAAATGGAATAATTTTAGATGTGTTTACATCTTCTATGTCTGAGTCATCACTATCCGCTAAGATAATAGAGTCATCCTCAATGAAACCTTCGTTGTCTTCTACCATTTATCTTTCCTTAATAACCAAACGTTGAGTCTGCAACTCGCATACCAGTAGGAGGTCTACCCATAGGGTCGTAGTCGAATATACTGAAACGTGGTCTTGACATAATACCATACCTTAAAGCATCGTACAAGTGGTCTTCTGATGTAGTATCAATATCTTCTGGGTTTCTTTTATCAATAGGTAATGCGGGTATTTGTGAAATTAAATTAGTACAATTACTAAAGAATACTAATCTTGGTTCTTCTGTAAACTCGTCTACTTGTAAACGCCTGTGTACTTCGTTCTTTCCTGACACCCTTGATCCCTTTGATCTATCTGAAGGACGCCATCTGCAACCCTTCATAATCATTTGTTCAGCAAGGCTTGGGCCAGTGTCTCCACGTTTGTGCCACAAACTAGAATCGAGAACTCCGTACTTAATGTTTCCATCTCCTGCTTCTAGCTCTAGCACCATGTCTGCTAAGTCTGTAGCAAGAACCTTACTTACATATAGTTCTCTGTATACAATTAACTTTTCGTCAGGAGATACCGCAAACCAGATTACACCAGACTTACTTCCGTATCCGTAGTCACATGCTCTAAACTTTACCCAGTTGTTAGGTATGTCAAAAGGTTCTATTACATGTATTTTTCTATCAAACTCTGTAAAGGCTGCGCCTTCTTTAATATCCCAATCACCGTCAAGTAACTGTCGTCTTTGCTGTTCTGGTAGTGATAGAAGCATTGCTTCGTAGTCACCCTGTTCAGCTAGATAAGGATTATCGGAAAGACGGGCAGGTATAAACCTACGTTTGAATAAAGCCCTGCCAGCTTTGGCGTGTCCAGCAGGGTAGCGTAGTACTTCACTTGTTTCAATATCTGTTGCATCAAAGGCTTTTCCATAACTAGCAGGGTCAATAAACATTTTCTTAACCCAGTGGTGACCCCTACCACCCGGATTTGTAGTAGCTCTCATGTACACAGGTAAATCAGTTGCAGTGGACCGTAGACGTGATCTCATATAGTTCCACGGAAAGGGTGTGGGCCATTGAGTTAACTCGTCAAAGCCTATCCAACTAAACGCTAGACCTTGGTAGCGCAGGACGTCATCTTCCCTATCTAGGTAGGACATCCACAGTCTCGCACCAGAGGGCGCAGTCCACTGCATCTTACGTTCTGACCACTTAATGCCGGGCCAAATCTTAGGGTACATTTCTTGTGACTTAAAGATAAGTTCCCTTAGTTCTTCCGTAGTATGCCGTAGGAGCAATCCTGAGAAGGCAGGGTGGCCCATAAAGCGTAAAGGGTCAGCAAGCATGGCGTAGCTCTTTCCACCCCCTGCAGAGCCTCCAAATAGCACCTCACGTTCACCTGCAGCTAGAAAGTCTGTCTGCGGTCCTTCGTTAGGTTTGAAGATAATATTATGTTGTTCTTCAACAGGAGCTTGGCTAGTAACTGTAGGTGAC